AGCAGGCCCAATAATACGCCCACACGAATGTCGGAGTAAATTTTGCTAGGGCAAGGCCCCCTGGGGCCTCGCCGACTTACGGGTGGCTAGCCCGGCTGTCTTTGTCAGCACCTCCCTGCAGCTTGGGAGGGCAAGCGGGGCACGGGACCCCCCCGCACGAGCTGGAAGAGAAAAGCCAGCGGCGCGCGGACCACGCTGCGGATACGCCCACAAATTGCTCAACTATCACTAGGTGTTTTCGGAAACAAACCCGGCCGGGGATAGACGGTGACCGCTGAAACTCAAGCGGTTGAATGCACGTGTCTCGTGCCTCACCTGCTTCCGGCTGCTGTCGACCTACCCCGTGCGCCTACCCACACAGGTTTATATTAGGGTCGACGGGACGTGGGACACTTTCGGTGCCCTTGCTCCTGTCAGGAACTACGCCACACCTAGATCACTGGAGCAATTCCAGCGATACCGTTAACCAGCACCAGCCCGCTGACTAACCCCTCCACGAAGACTCTAGGACCAAATTAGAGGTCCTAAACAACGTCCAGGTAGGAGTTGGTGACACCTGGAGGCCAGGAGGCAAGGCCGTTGAATTCAATTGGCTCATACCGGCCACCCGGTAGGCCACCAAAAGAATCCTCCAAAACGACCTGGTCCTCAACCGTCAGACCAAAAGCTCTCTCAAAGCTCTGCCTGGTCTCCAGACCAACCACCACCCTTTCGTCGAGCCCAGCCAACCACGCTCCCTGGCAAAAATAGTCGTAGTAAGGATCCCTCCTTACTTTGCCCTGGAACCCCGTTGTCCTGAGGACCGAAGAGGCCCATGCTTGTAGCACGGGGATGCCACGAGCTAATGAAAGCTCGCACATTGCCACTCCGGTTAGCCACTCCTTCGCGTACTTAAGTTCACGAAGGTACCTGTGTGACGAGAGCCCCCCAGAGAGGACTGACAGGTAATCCCGCACCATAGTATAGCCTCTGTTGCCACCGAGACTTACAGGTGCGGAGCGACCAAACCGGACTTCCTCAACGGTACGTACCGGACGCTCGAGGGTGAGCTCCTGACCACTCTCCGCAAGTACCTGTGCAGCGAAGCCGGGGATGACGGTAGCTGAGGACTCGCCGTGAAGGAAAATCAAACAGTTGTCGCCGTCCGCGAGAACATCAAACTCCACCCCAAATGTTCTCAGGACACCAACAACAATACAAAGCATGAGAATTGTGTTACCCATGCCCGTGTTGAAATCTCCGCTGGCTCGTCCCCCCTTCCGCTCAAACCTCGCCCCACAGGGCAGCCGGCCACGCAAACCGAGCTGCTCACCCAGAAGGCGGGCGAGTCCCTTGTCACGAGGAAACGCCGACCGATATACTGAGTGCTCCTGCCTCAAGTGTTCAGGCCCCACATGTGCCTCGAACGCCTTTCCGTCAACCTCAAGAACAACGCAGTTCCGAAAGCGATTAAACTTGCGGACTATCAAGTTAGCGCGTTGTCTTGGGCTCAGCCCTTTGCCCACAACCCTGGTATTGTCACCTCCCCACAAGCGCCGGCCAGTGAGATAACCCCACAGCCAGTGCTCGAAAGGCTTCAGGCGGGAAGCCACCTCCAAGTTGTACCTAGGATCCCTTGGAAAGATCATCCTAGGTTTTGGGAACTTGGCCAGTGGATTCGTCTTCTCCGCCTTCAGAAAGCAAGACAATCTCGCATCCTTTGAGCAAACCCGCTCATCAGACAACGAAGCAGCCGCTTCCAGGTATTTCCTGCACATACGCCCTGAATAAGTCTGTGCAGTTTCCAGGTTGCTCCACCTATGCCCCGGGAATCTTCTGGCTATGGACCTGAGAGCCCTAAAGCAACTCGCAGGACCAGCACCCAATCTACAGAAGACCTCAGGTGGGAGAGGAGCAAGAACGCGGGAGCACAAAGCTCCCACCTCGTTGTGAGGGCACGTTCTATGTACCATCGGCACCCAAGTACCCGGGTAGCCGACTCGCCACGGAGTCCTCATTGCCCTACGACTTTCCGAGCAGGAAGCCCAGTCAACACGCGAAAGGTCCAGGGACCCAGATCCTGGAACGGGTATAACCCCGGAACAGAACCCCTCGCAGTCAACCGGGCCGTCCTAGAGGACACGCCCAGAAAGAAGTGCGGAATTGCCCTCCGCCTCGATCATACGGACACCCTGTTCCTCGGACACAGATGTGCGCATGGCGAGGGCCACAGCAGAGGGAATGGCCAATGGCCAGACCCAAGCTGGGACCTCTAGTTTGCACCACTCACGAGCCCTTGCCCGGAGTGCGCCAACTAGCGCGGAGTCTCGCGGCCTGAAGACCGCGTAGGACTGGAGGCGGCTCAGAAGGTCCGGAAAGACCAAAACTGATTCACCTTCAGGAAGCTCCAAATGGTAGTACACCACACTACCAGGAGTCTCGCCTCCAGTTCTTTCAACAACTCCCCCACCAAGGAGTTTTGCTCCGCCCCTCAGGTTTGAGAGCAAAGCATTAGCGACGGGGCTCCGTCGGGTAGAGGGGAGGTCTGGTACCCACCGCCCTCTAACCACGAGGCCAACCACGCCGTGCCTGCCGCCCAACAAACCCTCCAGGTGGCGGACCCATCTGGATCTCGCCCGGAGCCTAGAGTCAGCCCACGCTGACCCCGAGAGACTGGCTGGTCCCTCACCCTCTAGTCGCATACGGTGTGTTGAGGCACCGGATTGAACGCCATCCTGGTCCAAACCAGGAGGGAGATCCTCCATTTCGAGGTCAAATGGAGGAGGCTCAAAGAGGCCCAAAAAGTGGGCCAGCGGCGCCGCTGACAATACCAGCAGGCACGTCACTTTTAACGTCACCTTGGTGAGCCAAACCAAGGCCTCGACGAGTCCAACGATAAGAATTAGCGAGAAAACCAAGTGAAACATCGTTGATTGTCACCACTTTTAGCTAATTCTGCCCCTCCGGAGCACGGGCACAGCAACTTATGATTAACGTCAGGTATTAACCGTGCGTATCTGACGAGGAGGAGCCGAACAGACCTCCCACTGCGTGAGCCCACCTAATCACTCCCATGACAACACTGGGCCGGTGGGGTGCCCCAACCGTTGCAACCGGCTGGGAAGCGCGTCTAACAAGTCCCATGACAACACTGGGCCGACGCAGGAACATGACGACCAGTTGCAACCTGG